TTGATACATATCCTGGCGATACAATTCCACCAGAGTATATCCGTAAACTAGAGTTTAATGCACGTCAATGGGCAAGAGCAGAGATGCGTCGTTCTCTTTATGATACATCTGAGCGTGTAGATGCTGCTCATACATTACGTTATGCATTCCCATTCTTTGGTGCATTCACCGATGTGATTGAAAAGTGGAGTCGCATTGTAGTAAATGACCCATCAACATTCGGTAAATTACAAACTGTGTACAACTCTCCAGACCGTATGGGATTAACAGAGGAACGAGATGGTAAGACATACATCAATGTTCCTGGTGAGTGGGTAAAACGTGGCTCATTTGGTCTAGTAGATAGACCTTTGGCTATTCCTAAAACAAGCCTTGACTTGTTATTCCAAGGTAATGCTTGGTGGAATCCAGGCGCTGGATGGTTCGTTCAGATTGGTACATCCCAATTAATTAAGGCTATTCCAGACTGGGAAAAAACTTCACTAGTAAAAACTATATTACCATATGGCCCAACTGGTACAAGTCCAGGAGAATTTACTAAAGACTTACTTATCCAGAATCAAGCGTTGCGTAAAGCATGGGCAAGATTTGATGAGAATGACCCTACTCGTAGGAACCTAACAGTTCTTATTGCTATGGAAGAGAACCATAAGTTCGACAATGGACTTAGAGCAACTCAACCATCTGCTAAAGAGATTGACGATAAGGTTAAAAAGATTCTCGCTATGGAAGTTGCTGCTAGAGCAGTGCTACCATTTGCTACTAACCTGCGTTCTCCTTATCAATTTTACATTGATGAGTTCCAAAGATTACGTGAAGAAGACCCACAGACAGCATCTGAGAAATTCTATGATGCCTATGGTGAGGATTACTTCTTGTTCTCTACCAGCCTATCTAAGAACAATACAGGTATCGCTGCTACAGTAGAAGCAGAAAAGCGTTCTAGAGAACTATCTGATTTGATTGCTAAGAACCCTGAGTATGGATGGTTTGTAGTTGGAGATGTTAATGCTGGAGAATTTTCTCCTAGCGTTTACCAGAGCCAAAGAAATACACCAGTTGCTCCAGGAAGCACAAAGAAGTTCCGTGAATCACAGGACCCTTACGAGGCAGTTGCTGCAACTCAGGCTGAAAAGGGATGGATTACCTACAATAAAGGTATAGATATTCTTGAAGCAGAGCGTATTGCACGAGGACTAACTAGTCTAAATGTTGCTGATGCGGCTGACTTAAAAGAACGCAAAGATGCATTCATCAAAGCATTAGAACAAGAGAATCCAGCCTGGGCTGAAGTTCGTGGAAAAATTGATACCAAGAAGGTAGAAAACTTTTTAAAGTTTGCAACCAATGTAGTCACTGACCCTAGAACTAAAGGCCGTGCCGATATGGCAGGTGTTGCAGATTACCTAGAGGGTAGAAAATATTTGCAATCTCTTCTTGCTGAGAGAGATAGTAAGTCCATAAATGCAGTAGCAAATGCTGACCTTAAAGAGATGTGGGATACATTTACTAGCGGATTGCTAGATGAATACATTTCATTCAGCAGAGTATACTCAAGAATACTTGAAAAAGATGACCTTACAGGAGGCCTATAGTGGGTGCTTTAGATGATTTGAAGTCTGGTAGTGGAAGTACTACTAGCACTACTGGTAAAGTATACTTAGATACTCCAGGTGGAACTAAAACCATTACATTAAAAAGAGGCGGAAAAACAATAACTGCTCCTATCGAAGGTGCTGGTGCTGTTACTAAGTCTGATGCAAAGAAAAGATATCTTGCAGACCCTAAGGTTCAATCAGGTTGGTTAGTTACTTTAAAGAAGTATGGGTTTGGTGACGTAAGTCCAGCAAAAGGAAAAGCGCTTTATGATATGGCAATTGATGGTGCTGGCGAATTCTATTCTCAATCTGGTGGAAAGCAAAAGATAACACCTGAACAATATGTTCAATGGTATGCTAAAGACCAGGGATTAACTGGTGGTAATGAACCATCTGTATCTGTGCAGAAATATCTATTTCAACCAGAAGAGATTCAGTCTTTAATTGATGATACCCTAAGAGGCGTTTTAGGTCGCAAGGCTACGCAAAGCGAAAGCAAAGAATTTTATACTGCTATTCAAAAGATGATTGACCAGGGAACCGTCACCACAACTAAGAAGGTTGGTGGTAAGACTATTACTGAAATCAAACCTGGATACAGTAAAGAAAAAGCAGAGGCTCTTATTACAGAGAGAGTCAAAACTCAATCACCTCAGGACTACCAAGAGGCTCAAAGCCTAGGTTTCGCTGACTTCCTTGGAAAGTTGAAGGGCTAACGTGGCAGATTCAGCAACAACAGCATACGGTATTACTGCCGATTTAATTAAAGCATTCCCTGAACTACAGAAGGTATTTGACTTATATGTAGCAGGAGACCTAACACAGGCTGAATTAGAGTATTATAAGACTGGATACTATAGAGGTCTTACTACTACATCTAAGACTAGGGCTGGCCAAAAGGCGTCTCAACCTGGTGTATATACACAGGGGCTAGAAGCATTTAAGGTAGAACAACGTAAGCGTCTTATTGGTAAAGGTATTAATCTAGACGAAACAACCTTTAATTCAGTAATGCAAGATGCTTATGACAAAGGTCTTGATGATGCTCAAATAGATTTACAAGCATTAAGTAAGTTTAAGGGGACTATTGGCGGAGATACTCTTGGTAAGGTTCAAACCTTAGAAGAGTATGCAGATACATTTGGAATGTCTTATTCAAAGGCTACACTTGATTCGTGGTCACAAGGTATATTCTCGGGAACTAATACCCTAGCAGATATTCAAGAAAAGATTCGTAGAGATTCTGCTAGTGCATATCCTATATTTGCAGACGATATTAATAAAGGAACTAGCGTAGATGCACTTGCTTCTGCATATAAATCCTCTATGGCTAACATCCTAGAAATTGATGCAGATACTATTTCATGGAATGACCCTACATTCCGTAGAGCATTACAGTATGTGGGCGCAGATGGCAAGCCTGCACTTAAACCAATATGGCAATTCGAAGCAGAGTTGCGTCAAGACCCTCGTTGGGATTTGACAGATAATGCTAGGGCTACTGCTGATTCATTATCACTTAAAGTTCTTAGAGACATGGGAGTAGCATAGTGGCAGTTCCAGATAAAAAGAAGCCCGATACCGCAGTTCGTGTAGAATCTGGTGATACTCTTAATGCTATTGCAAGAGCAAATGATTTAACACTTAAACAACTTTTAGATTTAAATCCAAAGTTTACTACTGACCCTAAGTATCAGGGTGGTAATAAGATTTTCAGTAACACACTTGTAAACATTAAACCTGCGACTACTGATAAAACATCAGTAGGTAGCATTGATTACACTGTTCCTAGTAGCGGTGGATTTAATGAAGGTCCTGATGCAGCAAGAGCAGCAGCAGAAGCGGAAGCACGACGAAAAGCAGAAGAAGAGGCTAGATTAAAAGCAGAGGCCGAGGCTAGAGCAAAGGCTGCACAAGATGCTTTAATTAAAGCACAAGCAGATGCAGCGGCAGCAGCAGGAGCAAACAATGCAATAGCATTAGCAAATGCACAGGCAGCACTAGCGGCAGCACAAGCACAGGCAAACGCAGCAACTGCAGCAGCAGCAACTGCTGCGCAAACTGCAGCACAGAATGCAGCAGCGACGGCAGCAGCAACAGCAGCAGCCGAGGCTGAAAGAGTTGCAGCACAACGTGAATCTATTGGTAAGATTGTAGCAGATAGGTTTGCTCAATATGGATTAGCATCACTTGGGACAAAGGTTCTAGAACTTGCACGTGCAGGTTACACTGAGGCTACCATTACTTTAGAGTTACAGAATACCGATGAGTATAAAACTAGATTTGCTGCTAATGCTGATAGAATAAAGAAAGGCCTAGCCGTTCTTACTCCAGCAGAATACCTTAGCGTAGAAGATGGATACCGTCAAACACTACGTGCTTATGGATTAAAGCAATTTGACAATGATGCTTATGTGCGTCAATTCATTGCTAACGATGTGTCTCCATCAGAGTTATCTACTCGTGTAGTAACAGCAGTTCAGAGAGTTCAGAATTCTGACCCAGTAATTGCTAGAACTCTACGTGACTATTATGGCATTGGTGATGTTGATATGGTTGCTTATGTTCTTGACCCTAACAATCAACTACCTATGATTCAACGTCAAGTTGCAGCAGCAGAGATTGGTTCAGCAGCAAGACTACAGGGTCTTGAGGCTGGCGTATCAGTATCTGAACAACTTGCAGCACAAGGAATTACACAGGCTGAAGCGCAAAAGGGATATGCAACTATTGCAGATATCCTACCTACTGCAGAGAAGTTAAGTTCTATTTATGGAAATCAACTAGAAGGATACAATCAAGCAGAAGCAGAGCAGGAAGTATTTAATACTTTAGCATCTGCACAGCGTAAGCGCAGAGCACTTGTTGAAAGAGAAACTGGCACATTTAGTGGTAGGTCTGGAACAAGCAGAGCATCGCTAACATCTGGTCTAGGCGGACAAATATAAAATCCTGACATGGACCTATCGGCCCCATGCAGTGTATAAGACCGATAGCAAGAGCCAACCAATTTCCCCGAATTGAATTGAGGCTTGCGACTAACAACGAATAGAAGGGTGGATAGTTGCTATGAGCAACAACTACTGGGAAGACGAAGACGAAGACCTAGATACCGACCAAGGATTTTCTGGTGATGGTAGTGACTTAATTAAGAAACTACGTAAAGCCAAGAGAGCCGACGAGAAGCGTATTAAGGAACTCACTGAGCAACTTGAGGGTTTATCCAAAGTGCAGCGTGAGCGAACTGTCAAAGAAGTCCTAGAAAAGAAGGGCGTAAACGCTAAGGCTGCACGCTTGATTCTTAAGGACATTGAAGACGTTAACGAAGATTCAGTTTCTAACTGGCTCGATGATAACGCAGATTTGTTTGGAATACAAGTGCAGAAAGATGAACCTAAGATGGCGGAACAAGACCGTGCTGCTCTAAGACAGCAGGATGTTCTAACACAGGGCGCGTTCACCCCAGACCGAATGGAAGAAATCAATTCAAGAATAGACAATGCAGATTCTATGGATGCATTGCTAGATGTTCTCCGTTCACAACAACAACAATCATAGTTTCTAGTCACTGGAGGTGACGAATGGCATATGTATCAACAGACTCCGCTTCTTTAGGCGGAACCGCTGGTGGTGCTGGTCTAGTACAGAAGGCGTATGACCGTCTTCTAGAATTCGCTCTCCGCTCTGAACCACTAATTCGTTCAGTCGCAGATAAGCGTCCAGCACGTCAAGCAATCCCTGGCTCAACCGTTGTATTACAACGTTATGTTGACCTATCAGCAGCAACTACTGCTCTGACAGAGACAACTGACCCAGATGCAGTAGCAATGTCAACACCAACATCAGTAACCATTACTCTTAACGAGTACGGTAACTCAGTGTTGGTAACACGTGCATTAGAGTTATTCTCTCTTGCAGATGTTGACCCTG